CTTAATATCGAAATACCTCCTGTAGATTTTCACACAATTATTAATATGCCTTCTTCATATCTTCAAAAGATTATTAGGGACATGCACAATTTGGCCGAGTTTATTGAGTTCCGCAACATTAATGATAAATTGATATTAAGTTGTAAAGGAGACTTTTGCTACCAAGAAACTATTCTGGGTTCTGAAAAGTCGCAATCGATCACCATAAAAAAGAATAGTGGCGAGGAAGACCAAGAAATAATACAAGGAATATTTAGTCTCAAATATTTATCTATATTTACTAAATGTACTAATCTGTCTAATACTGTTGAGATATATCTTAAAAATAACTATCCAATCATTCTGAGATATACCATAGCATCTTTAGGAGAAATTAAGTTGTGTCTGTCGCAACAGGATATTAGTTAGGAATGGAACAATAGCGATTATATCCTTTATTTTTATATTTTATAAATATTTGTTATTTAAAAATAAAAATTTTTTATCCTTTATCTTTATATAATTAGTGAATATGTTGTCGTCGCTGCTATCGCCGCTATCGCTACCACCCTTGATATCTGATATGGATATTAGGCATCTACTTAAGGAAGATTATAATGATACTATGAATATCCTTACTAGTAGTGAAAAGGCGATTATCAGGGATGTTAGTCGCAAAATAAGGGATGATGATATTGCTAACAAATTCTATGAAATATATAGAAGCCGAGAAGAAGAACGAAGAGAGCAGCGAGAGCAGCAAAGCGAGCAAAACATTAAAGATAAATGGCGAAGCATCAAGATTAAAGCAGTAGGTATTCTCTGTGTGGGAACTATCGTGTATTCATGTGCTATGCTTATAACTCGGTAATATTTTGTATATATCTTGTATTTATTATGTTATATATTGTACATATTTTTTAGATTTTTAGATTGTACAAAAGTCATTATAGAATACTCTTAATATTAAATAATATTAAAGAATGTTGTTGAAATAAGAAGTAATGAAGCAATCTAGTAGAAATATTAGATGTAATAAAAAAAGTTATAATGCCCTTATTTTTGAATTTAAAATGTATTTAAAGTATATATTTTGGATTTTGCTTAGAGTATTTTCTAATACACATAGAATCTCGTTCATACATATAACATACTTTTTGGAGAATATGATATACTCATCATATATCATGTATTTTATATATTTATTAATTTCGTTGAAAATACTTTGGAACTTATTCATTATAAATAAAATTATATTATAATCCCTTAAGTATTTATCTAAAAGTCAGCATCCAAAGAAAACTTGCGTATATCTGTGTGTTCTTGCTTGCCTCCAACATTTGCCTTACTATACTGTGAAACACGGCTCTCAAAAAAGTTAGTTTTAGATTCAATAGATATCCTCTCCATAAACGGGAAAGGATTATTAGAGTTCCATATCTTCTCATAGTTTAATTGTGTTAATAGTCTGTCAGCGACAAACTCAATATAGATAGACATTAATTCGGAATTCATACCAAGCATAGAGCATGGAATACTCTCTATAATAAAGTTCTTCTCAACTTCTACAGCCTCCTTAACTATATTATGAACTATCTCTTGAGGAAGGCGATTAACAATCTTAGAGTATAGAAGCACAGCAAACTCTACATGCATGCCTTCGTCTCTGCTAATTAATTCATTAGAGAATGACAAGCCTTGCATGAGACCCCTTTCTTTTAACCAAAAAATACTACAAAAGGCACCGCTGAAAAACACACCCTCGACTAATGCGAACGCAAGCAGACGCTGCGAGAATGGCGCATTTTCGTCATTAATCCACTTAAAACACCATTCAGCCTTCTTCTTGATACAGGGCATATAATTAATGGCATCAAGGGCTTCATGCTTTTCCTTTGGTTCCTTGAAATATGTATCAATAAGTAGCGAGTAAGTCTCTGAGTGAATATTCTCAATCGACATTTGGAAAGCATAAAAGAACTTTGCCTCTAGCACTTGGACGTCATTCAAGAAACGCTCTCCAAGATTGATATTAACAATCGTATCACTCGAACTAAAGAATGCTAAGATTTGCTTGATAAAGAACTGCTCATTCTTGTTTAATTTATTGAAGTCTACTAAATCTTTGCTTAAATCTAATTCTTCAGGAGTCCAGAAACAGCTTAGAGCCTTTTTGTACATTTCCCACATATCATAATGCTCTATCGGAAAAATAGTTAGACGATTGCTGGGCTCGAGGAGGGGCTCGTGGGGCTCAGATAGCAACTCATTATTTTTAGACATTATATTATAATAGCAATATATATTTATATGATATTTAGAAAAAATAATAATGATATTAGTACCTATAATAACTTCTTTCTCTTTAATTTTGTTATCAGTTCCTTCTTATTATAGACAACACATTTACCTTCTACAACTCTTGAAAGTTTTATTTGATTAGCTTTACATAGCTCCTTAATGTCTTTCATCGTCATATCGTCGTGTTTAGGTTTTGCTTTGGACTTGGACGTAGCCTTATAGCGACGATTGCCTCCATAGCCATGACCTATTAAGAATTCGTCTTCTATATCACTTTTATGTTCTTTTACAAGTATATAACCATCGTTAGTATATTTTTTTACCATATAACCTAAGTCATAATAAAAACCATTACCATAATTAGAATATACACCATATTGTAATATAAAATTTGGTGTAATTGTATATTTTCTCCCAGAATTGTCTTTAAATGATTTGCCAATTACTTTATACAATGCAAGGCATGTATAATATATTTCTTTATCTTTATCGTTTTCACGAGGACCTAAATCTATTACACCTTTTATACGAGCTTTTGATGTATCTTCATTATTTAAAACTATATCTTGATTGTTCTTTACAATTTCATTTTCTAAATATGAAAAGTAATCTATTTTATTCATAATATACGCTTCTGCGTTTGTAATTACTCTCGTCATTATCCTCCCTCTATACTTATATAAATATATATAAATAATAATCACGCATTTGCTCCACCACCACCTCCATACCTAAGCCGAGCATAGCACACAACTATCAGCATTCTCTTCGACACATCTTCGCTTCTTTTTAGCAAACTCAGGGTCTATAGTAAATTGCTGAGTCTTTGCCTTAGGTCTTGTACGGAGATAATAAGATCCTGTTTTTAGTCCCTTAGAGTGTCCGTAAAAATGCATCGACGACAACTTTTGAAAGTCAGGCTCCTCCATAAATATATTGAGGCTCTGTGTTTGGCAAATGTACTGTCCTCTATCTGCTGACATATCTATAATATTGCGTTGCTTAATCTCCCAAGCAGTTTTATAGATTGCCTTCATCTCATCATCAATCTCAGAGATATTTTGAATACTTCCTTCATGTAAAATAATAGTATCCTTTAGTTCCTTATTCCAAAGTCCTTTGCTAATTAAATCATTAATCAAGTACTTGTTAATAACAATAAACTCGCCGCTTAATGTTTTGCGCTGGAAAATGTTATTCGTAAAAGGCTCAAAGCTCTCATTAAATCCCATAATTTGCGAAGTTGATGCTGTAGGCATAGGAGACAATAGCAGACTATTACGTACACCATACTCCATTATATCGGTACGTAGTTTATCCCAATCATACCTCGCACTCGGCTGAGCATTCCACAAATCAAACTGAAATAATCCTTTAGACATAGGACTACCTTCGAATGAACTATATGCCCCAATATACTTAGGGTTAGCAATATCCCTCTCAAACTCATTAACATAGCTCTTAATATCTACATCAAGTATCCTATGATTAATATTTTTAATATCATTAATAATTTGATGACGTTTCTTTGATAATTCCATAGAAGCCTCAACAGCCGCATGATAGATTGTTTCAAATATATCTTTGTTTAATTGCTTTGCCTCATCACTCTCAAAAGGATAGCGCAACTGTATAAATACATCTGCCAATCCTTGAACGCCTATACCGATAGGCCGGTGCTTTAGATTACTTCTACGTGCCTTCTCAACAGGATAGAAGTTTTTGTCAATAACCTTATTTAAGTTTTTTGTAATAACCTTTGTAATCTCATGAAGTTTATCAAAGTCAAATACATTTGCTCTGTTATTATCATTATTATCATTATTATCAGAAGCAGGAGTAACAACAGGAGTAACAAATGTAGGGAGACATATAGAAGCCAAATTACATACACCAGTCTCTTCTGGTGAAGAATAAATAAGCACCTCTGCGCATAAATTACTTGATTTAATAGTTCCCAGATTTTTCTGATTGCTCTTCTTATTCGCAGCATCCTTGTATAAAATATAAGGAACCCCTTGTTCAATCTGTGCTTCCAAAATCTTGAACCAAAGGTCTTGAGCATTAACCTGTTTTGTATACTTGCCTTCGCTCTCATATTTTTCATATAGTTCCTTAAATTCATCTCCATATACATCGCTAAGTCCTTCGCATTTGTCAGGACACATAAGAGACCATTTGCCTTCTGCCTTAACCCTCTCCATAAATAAGTCAGATATCCATAGTGCCAAAAATAGATCTCGACATCTATCCTCTTCACTACCATGATTTTTCTTAAGTTCTAAGAAACTCTCAATATCAGTATGCCATGTTTCAAGATATACCGCAATACTACCAAGCCGTTTTCCTGCTTGATCAATATATCTCGCAGTATTATTAAAGACACGTAGCATAGGAACAATACCATTCGAAGTTCCATTAGTTCCTCTGATATGGCTGCCATTACCACGTATTTGATGAATATGTAGTCCGATTCCACCAGCATACTTAGAAATTAAAGCAACCTCCTTTAGTGAATCAAAGATACCAGATACACTATCATCATTAATACTACATAGAAAGCAACTGCTTAATTGCGGACGATTTGTTCCAGCATTAAACAGAGTTGGTGTAGCATGTGTGAAATATTTTTTACTTAACAAATCATAAGTCTGTAGAACTTCTTTGATATCATTCCCATGAATTCCTATTGCTACACGCATCCACATATGCTGAGGACGCTCGATAATCTTGTTATTTACACGCAGTAGATATGCTCGTTCAAGCGTCTTAAAACCGAAGTAATCAAACGAATAATCCCTCTGATAATCAATACATGTGTTTAGCTTCTCTTTGTTCTTCTGTACAACACTATATAACTCTTCAGATACTAATGGAATCGGATTATTGTGGTTATCTACATTATTATATAGAGTCTGTATAGTTTCACTAAACGATGGTGATGTATTTTTATGGTGATTTGAAATAATAATGCGTGATGCCAGAATACTATAATCAGGATGTTCAATCGACATGCTGCTACATAGATAGGCAGCGAGTTCATCCAACTCATATGTCTTGACACCATCATAAATACGTGAGCATACTTTTTGAGCGATCTCTGAAACGTCTATTGTTAAACCTGAAGACAGGTTTTTTAACCTATTTAGCACTTTATCAAAACTTACATCCTCCATTTCAGTATTACGCTTAATAACACGCATTTTTATTTTTTGTATCCTTGTTATATCTTATATATATGTTTTGTTTTTATATATATTAGCAAAAAGAATTATTATAATAAAATATAATAAAATTATTATCATTTCAATCGTTTAATATTAATCGCTATTGCTACAAGCATCTCCAGCATCTCCAGCATCTTCAACATCACCAGTATCTTCAGCACTCCCATAATTATAATTACAAATCAACTTACGACCTTTTGAAGAAGACATCCAGCATTCAATCTTTATTTTACCACTATGTTCCTTATTATGACATTCTTTACATATCGCAACTAAGTTATGTTTAGCATTCTTATGGAATGTATTATTAATAAACCCATCTTTGTCTGCTGTATGTTGATACATGATATGATGTGTCTCTTCTGCTTTGTTCTTATTACATATATTACACATATCAATAGTAATTTTAGAATTGTATCTTGAATTTTTCTTATTTATTATATTACAATTAATACCTTCAACCTCCTTTCTATTTTTTTCAGCATTTTTCATAAAATCAAAAGGCATATCAAGAGTTCTACAAACCTCTATGCCATAATTATTACTTCCCTGTCCATCTTGAATAACCCTATCATATATAATGTTATTATTTTCATCAAAAGTAATCCTGATATGCTTCACAAATAACTTCGATTTACCTATATTGTCTTTGATCGTTGTAAGTTTTGTTAATTCATGTAGATGCGAAGCAAATATAAAAGACGCCCCTTTTTGTATCAGCGTATCTATGCCACTCGCAACAATAGATATTGCCGATATTGATTCAGTTCCGCAACATATCTCATCGCCAATCACAAGGCTATACTTATTACACCTTTTGAGAATATTTCGCAACTCTGTCATCTCCACAGTAAAACTTGACATACCCTTATAAATATTATCTAATCCTGATATCCTCGTAAATATGCTATTATAAGGATAATATCTGAATGATGAAGCAGACACAAACATTCCCGCTTGTGCCATAATAATATTTAAGCCTACTGCTTTCATATAAGATGACTTACCAGACGCATTAATACCATATAGCAAAATACCATTCTGATTAAGAGATACATTATTGCCCACATATTGAAAATCATCTTGTATTCTCTCGATTATTGGGTGTCGCATATCAGCTGCTTCAATAAATGACGATTTGCCTGCTGTTGCCTCGCAATCTATTATAGGTCTCGTATAGCAGTAATCATATGCGTTCTTTGCTGAATTAGCAGCAATATCAACACGGATCAAATATTTAATGATTAAATCGAATGTATCCACAGTAGCATCTATAAAGTTAATTACAAACTCTTTATAATGGTTTAGTACCATCTGTGATATTTGTTGACTATACTGAGCAATATTATTACTCTCCTTTATAATCGTAGCATTTGTTAATTTATATGTTGTAGATGATGATGAAAGCAGTTTCTTTTCAAAAGAATTCATTAGATCTCTTTTATTTTTTAAAGCAGTCTCATATCGTTTCTTTGTAATTGTTAAATAATATCCATCACGATTATTATTTTCCACCTTACATGCTGTGGTATCATTATCACCTATTTGTGTAATGTTCTCACAAGCAGCATTAATAATGTCATACGATTTATTATATTTGTCAAAAAGTGCGTCAATATCTAAATAGATACCTTTCTTAAAGAAGTTGATACAGCTCGACTTATCTTGTAGGTTTGTTAGATTATATTTTCCTGCTTCATCTAAATCTATAATATCTATGAATTGTGATATGATACTGTCAATATCGCCTTCGGCAATTGTAATATTATTATTACCAGATAATTCAAGCAATTTCCTAATCTCTTTTGTTGCTAATAAAGAATCATTAAAAGAAACCCAGTCTTGAGGAGCCATTCTGTTTGTTTTCATTTTTCTCTTAAGACGTTCTAAGTCCATTATAGATGATAAATGCTTGCGAGCAATCAAGTATTTATTATTTTTTAACAAAGTATCAACGTCATCATATGCTATGTTAATAGCACATTCATCTATCATAGGTTGAAGTAACCGCTCTTTAAATGTGCGATATCCAAAAGCCGTTGAGCATCTGTTTAAAATATCGATTAAAGGCTGATCGCCAGGATACAAACCAAGAACATTCAATTGGATTGCTGAGTTGAACTCTATAGTCATGTTTTTATTCATTTCAAATACTTCTGGTGCTTCCTCGAGACCCTTTACAATATCAGAGTTATGCTCATAAGCGAACTCTAATAAGCAACATAGCGAAAACCTTGAATTATTATATTTTTCTAAGTTTAGTATTTCAATAATAGAAAGAAATCCTTTTTTTACCACAAAAATCTTTTCTAAAATATCTCTTTGTTTATTGATATTACTAAAAAAGGACAGATGTTCATATTTTTCCCATTTGTAATGAACACGAATATTATTTATATTTAGATTTTTCAATATTCTCTTCTTATAATCTTCACCGATTGCTTCGCTAATAATAATAAGTTCTGATGGGTTATATGTGCTAATATAGCGGAACACTTCGTCATTCGCAAACTCAGGGTCGTCTTTTGTAGAAGATACTTCATATACAAATGTTTTCCCAGTAGATAAATCGATTCCTGATATACCTGCTATAATATATCCTTCAATAATCTCGTAATATATAACCATTATATAGTTGCACCGTTTATTAACAATATTGACATTCGTTCCTGGCGATATGATGTCTGTGACCTTTCTAACAGGATTAGGAGGTTCAGATACTTGCTCGACTAATACAATAGTATAATTGCTTGCCAAGATTTTGTCACGAAACTTGGGGAGGGACGCAAGAGGAAACCCTGCCATTACTGGATTTGCCTGCGATATCTCATGAATCATCTTATTTTTACGTGATGTCTGAATACCACACAATTCTGCTATAATATACACGTCATTATTGAGAGATGTATCTGAATTAGGGTATATCGTATAAATCTCAAAGAATGAACCGACTTGCATTAATACGACACATTTGTCGCCATATTTCTCCTTGTATACTCTTGTATATTCTAAGTAGTCCTCGATCATTTTAAATAATTAAAAATGTGTTATCATATAACATATGTGATATGTCCTTATATGGTAGAGAAGCTGGATATGGTAAATATTAAAAATTGATATACAAGGGTTCTTTATAAAATACTAAGAGATACAATTGATTAAGCGATGGAACACATTTATATTTTGCGATTGAAAGAAGGGAAATACTATATTGGTAAAACAAAAAATGTTGATAAAAGATGGAATGAACATATTACAGGAGATGGTTCTGGATGGACTAAAAAATACAAACCAATCTCTTTGATTAAATCTGTAATAAGCACTTCATACTTTGACGAAGATAAGTATGTCAAAGAATATATGGCTAAATATGGAATAGATAATGTTAGAGGAGGAACATATTCTAATATAGATTTAGATGATAATACTATATCAGTATTAGAAAAAGAAATAAGGCATTCTAAAAATTTATGTACAAGATGTGGAAGGGGTACACATTTTATCAAAGATTGCTATGCTAAAACTGATAATAATGGTAATATTATTGAAGTAGCTAATAAAGCCGAACCTGTAGTTCATAAAGAAAAAAATTCATATGTATACAAAGCAAAAGCAAAATATGATGAAATGTCATCATCATCGTCATCGTCATCATCGTCATCTTCAGAAAATTACGACGATTCTTGTTCTGATGATGATGATAGTTGGAAGGGTAAAAAGAACAAGGTGTTTATAAATAGGTCTGTAAAACCTTGTGATATATGTGGTATTAAAGGACATAGGGAAGTTAATTGTTATAATTTTTGATAGAATACTCTTTAACCCTCATATAAAAATAAGAATTATAAATATCTATAATTACACATGAAATATATCATTTTATGTGGTGGCATCGGCAAGCGACTCACAAACTATTCTTTGCCTAAACCTTTAAATCTTGTTCAAGGACGACACATGATAGAATATGTAATCGATAATATCCCCTCGGATGAAATCCTTATTATCTATAATATTTTTTTAGATGAATATAATTTCCAAGAAATACTAATAAATAAATGTAAGTCTAAGAAGCTACACTTCTCACAAATAGACTATCTTACACGTGGTGCCGTTGAAACAGCTTTCGTAGGAATAAATAAGTTTATAAAATATATTGGTGACGATGAAAATATTGTTTTTATTGATAACGACAACATACATAATATTACCAAACAGATGCCTGTTTTTGAAAATGATTTTATAGGATATGCCATTAATTCAAATAAACAGATTACAGATCTCTCTTTTATTAAGTTTGAAAATAACCAATTAACTGCTATTGAAGAAAAGCACAAGATATCAGATTTTTATTGCTGTGGATTTTATGGCTTCAAAAATACTAAGAACTTTTTAAAATATGCTCAACTTCTCTTAAGTGATAATTCATTATCTTGTAATAGCAGTACAGAATATTATTTCTCAGCATTATACAATATTATTATCAAGAATGGAGAGAATGTCGAGCCATTCTATATTGAAGAAACCAATCACATAGGAACATTCAAAGACATCTTAGTCAAAAATTATATAGTTCCTAAAGATAAATTAAGAATTTGCTTTGACCTCGATAATACCCTTGTTACATATCCTACAATAGTTGGCGACTATTCAACAGTAAAACCTATAAATAGTAATATATCATTATTGAAAAACTTAAAGAATGAAGGTCACGAAATCATTATATATACCGCAAGAAGAATGAAAACCCACAACGGAAATGTAGGCAAAGTTATTAAAGATATCGCCAGCGTAACTATAGATACGCTCGAACGGCTCAATATCGACTATGATGAATTGATTTTTGGCAAACCGATCGCCGACATTTATATTGACGACCGTGCCATAAACCCTTATATTAATGACATATCCTATTTTGGATTATTTCATGATACTAATAATGCTCAGCAGTTTATACCAAATAAAATAAATAATAATAAATATAACAAAATAAGACGATGCGACGAATATATAGTTAAGACGGGGCCACAAGATATATTAAAAGGAGAACTCTTTTATTATCAAAATATACCTCGAGGCTTTGAGAATTACTTTCCCAGATTGATAGATTATACATATGTTAAAGAAACCAATAGTATTGATTTGAAAATAGAATATATTGAAGGCATACCTTTGTATTACCTGTATAAGAATTGCCTTTTAACCCATAGCCATATTGACAAACTATTTGATATCCTAAATAACTTACATTTTTATAAAGATGATTCCAAACATGCTATATGTGCTACAAGTAATAATATTAAAAATAATTATGTGAAGAAATTGACAAACCGATTTAATAAGCAAGATTATTATTTTGAAGATGCCGACGTTGTTTTAAAGGATATTATAGATGGTATCGAAAGACATTTTGATCCTGTGGTATCTTCAGCAATACACGGAGATTTCTGGTTTTCTAATATTATTTTAACATATGACGGCTTTTATAAATTTGTTGACATGAAGGGATCTGTAGAAGATATCCTGACACTTAGTGGCGATATATACTATGATTATGGCAAACTCTATCAAAGTATACTTGGATATGATTTGGTTTTGAATGATTGCGAAAGTAGCGAAAGCAGTAAAGAATACATTCAATCTATGAAATCCTATTTTCTCAAAAAATGTTCTTCTAAAGGTTTGAATATTAATTACCTTAAATATGTTACGAAGGGGTTGGTGTTTGGAGTATATCATAGCATTACGCATCTTAGCTGTGATATTAAAAATAATATATGGGAGTTTATTAAATCTCCTTTAATGAATGATATCGAATCCGATGCTATCTTCTAAATACCTTATATACAAATCGGTCGCTTGGTAATTTATGGATATTTACAAAGTCATCAGCATTAGTCCAGTTGCCAATCTGATAGTAATAGCCTGATAGGTTTAGAGCAATAGTTTGTAAAGCATACTCCTCTATGCTCCAATCAAAATCAAATATATTGTTTTTAATATCCTCATTTTTTTCGAGAAAATCTACAATCATCTGCGAAGATATATAATCGAATCCAGCACCCTCATGGTATTCAAAAGACCTACAGAATCGCATATTATTATTAATAATATAATGGCTAAGGAAGGCTTGTAAAAATATAGGCCAGTGCCATTCATTTTTATTTAATTCGGCGAATGTCGCTCCTTCGCATATTTTGGGCATATTATTGTAGTTACCCTCGTGTAGTTTATTATAAAAGAGATTTCTACTTGATAATACTATAAAATATTCGAATTTATAGTTGCGAACCGCATACTCCATGTTAAGATAAATACCCTTTGTTAAACTACCATGATTATGTGATTTATTTACAAACTCTGGATATAACTCGATATTGTCTTTTGTTCGCAAGAGTTCGCTATTGATTATTTCGTTGTACATAAACTCGTTAGCATTTATTATGATAACAAAGTCAAGTAAAACATTCGCTTCAATATCCTCTATTTGCTTTCGTAAAAAACCTAAGTTCTCGTGAACATTTATAGAGAATATGATTTTGGTATTTTTTGTAGCCATTATTTGTGTTATTATGGATGTATCCTTATATTATTTTATGTAAATAGAATTGAATTTATTTCTTTTTCTTTTGCGCGACTTTCGGGGTTTTAGCAGGTTTAGTTTGTTTTGGTTTAGGAGTTTGTTTAATATGTAGTTGTTTCTTTTGTCTTGATTTTTTACCACCAGATAATAAGTTAGTCATATCTGTCATAATATTTTGGCTACTATCTTCATCAAGAAGAACTTGACAGAAAATAGATATGTATAATAAGGACATAAAAGCAAAAAATATTTTAGGTATTTTTTGCTGTGGTATTTTTTTATGTGATATTGCATTTATTTTTGCTGTAACATGTTTAATAATGTATTGTTTTATATCTGTTATAACATCAACTGTTGATGTTATAACATCAACTGTTGTCTCTGTAGCACCTGCATCATTTGATTTACCTACAAAATCAAGAATTTCTGCTACATTTTCAGTATTGTCAAGAATACCTGATATACCTTTTATACCTGTTGATATACCTGTCATAACCTTATCACAAATAACATGAGCTTTATTTACTTTATCAACGGTAATTAATTCTGTATTCTGTGATATTTGTTTTAAAAGACCTATATTTACTATAGAAAGTACAGGACATATAAAAGTTAAAATTTTAACATAAGAAGAAAATTTATTTAAGCTTTGTTTTAATTTTGCAGATTCAATAAATTTTATATTACTGCGCATATTTTTTCGATACCATCATACGTTCTTATATTTTCACCATCACAACATACTTTTAATTTTTTAAACTCTTCTTCATCTATATTTTCTTCATTTACTAATTTCATGTTTAATTCTAATTTATTTATAGAGCATTTCATTAAATCCAACTGTATCATGATATCTTTATAATCAAATTCTTTAATTTCTTCTCCTGAGGAATTTTGTATTTTTGGGGGGTGGTATTCAACATGTCCTGAAATATCAGGAACAACACCATATTCGGGAATAAATTCCATAAATTGTTGTTGATCATTTAATTTACTCGGATCTCTCCTCACTCTCGCTGATAGTGGACGAAGTGGTAGACGAGGAGATTCACTCTGATCTCTCGTGGGACGAGCTGTTTGTGGACGAGCTGTTTTTAGATTATGATTCATATATTTTAAACTCTCTTTATATAATATAATATTAAAAATAATTTTAAAAATCATCCATATACATCACACCCCTACAAACAATATTTATCTAAAGCATATTGTTGTGATATATTCTGTATCTTCTTAAACCCATAATTAACCTTCAATACTTGTTGTTGAGTATTTAATTTCGATGCTTGTGCTCTTAAGTCCTTTAGTTCCTTCTTTGCTAATAGAAAAGGCGCTGATTCCTTCTTAAGTTCTTTCATAGCATTCATTTTATCAGCCTTGACTAATATTTGGTTTATTTTTTTCTTAGAAGTTTCATATTTTTCTTTTAAATCTTTTACTTGTTCCCGGAATATCGCAATCTTTTCCTTTAAACTCTTCTTCTTGATTGTAAATACTTTGATATCAGCACGCTTACCTTCACCTTTTAATTTGTTCTCCTTTATGCGTGCAACCATAGTTTTGTATTTCTCTACCTCCTTTTCAAGCTCCTTCTTTCGTGCCATCATCTTCTTAACATTCGAATTCGATTTCCCCTGCTTATTCTTGTCAGAGCATCGTTTTAATTCATTCTCATTCTCTATATTTATTTTATTTAATAACTTATTATATTCTTCTATAACCCTATCATTACATGCTTTCATTCTATCCTTCGGTTCTTTTTTACATAACTTCTCTCCTTCCTTTCGCTGATTCATTATATTTTTAGTAACAGCCTTATAATTAGTATTTGCCATTTTGACGCATGCTTTTAGTTCCTTATCAAAAGCATCAAGAGCCTTCACCTGTTTTGTAATTTCTTTCAATTCGTTTTTAATCTCTTTAATTTCTTCCTTTCCTTCCTTTGACATTTTTAATTTTATATCAGATTTGTCAGATGAAGATGATTCGTGTGTACGCCAAGACATCTTGGCATATACATTCTTTATTACAGGGTGTGCGAAATTACGAGCATCTTGTGATCTATTTAGATAACTAATGTATCCACTTATCTTATCTTGGAAATCTTTAAGACCTTTAGTTGTAAAATACCCACCACTATCCAAATAGGTACTCGAAAAATTGCCAAAATCAGCATCAAATTTACTATCTTCTCTTAATAAATTTAATAATTTTATCATTTCCATCCCATCTTCTGTGAAAGGCGTTGCTGTCATTAGCAATACCCGTACACTATCAGCACCTGATTTTTCATAAGACTTTTGAATCATCTTCTCTAATATATTTGTATTTGGTCGTTCGCTCTTAGCAACAGTAGGTGAGTATAATTTGTGTGCTTCATCTATTATAAGGAGTGTCTTATGTAAAGGATCTTCGCTTCCATTACGTTTTACCATTTCTTCATAAATTTTGTTTTTCTTTAATAACATATTACTAAACTGTTTATAGGAAATTGGTTCCATCCAATTTGATGATATATATTTAGATTTAGAGGTAATTTTATTTGGTAATACAAGTCCATTCTTTATCTTCTCTTGAATATCTATGCTACATACTTGACCAAACATGTTTTTCCAAATGTCATTCTTTAATGTATGTCTTGTAACCCATAATATGGTATAATTTTCTACATCAAAGCTTGTCGTTGCCGTAGCAATTGCTGTACAAGTTTTACCAGTTCCCACGCTGTGATGTAATAGTAATCCCTTATATGCTGACTGAGGTTGAAAATAATGTCTGACGAAATCTTGTGTAGGTGTGAATGTCACGATATTACCATTAACAGCGCCTCCAAGGCTCCCCCCTGTACATTTATTTTCTAATAATAATGGTGGATATTTAAAGGCCGCAAAGTTTTTCTTTATATACTCTTGCATCTTCTCTAAATTCATTATTTTTGCTGGTGGAATTGCTTTAGAAGATGCGCTATGGCTTTTACTGCCTTTGCTGCCTTTGCTGCCAGTACCTCCTCGGCTTCCACTATTGCTCTTTAATATGTTAGCAGGTTTCTCTATAGAAAACTGATGAATAGCCTTGTTTAATTCCTTATCAACAGATGCGCCAATCGTGGCATTTTCTAATTCGTTGGCAAATATTATTTTACGCATATCTAAGTTAGAATTTTTGATATATAGTTCAAATAATGTTTCAGAATCCATATATTTATGCTTTAATTCTTCAGGAATTACCACATCATACTTAAAAACATAAAGAGGCCATCCATATCTTGGGTGAAACTCTAAACCCTTCTGGCCGCAGAAACGTGTAGCACGTCCAATTGCCTGCTTCTCATCTGCGTTAACAGCTAATGGCTCAAATAAATGTACATATTTAACATCAAATAAATCAATACCTTCCTTAAATCCCTGATCTAATATAATGAACCTTATTAATTCACCATAGGAGTTTTCAGGACGAGAATTAAATTTATCTAATACTATCTTTCGTATTTTAGAGTTTACAGGGCGATCAAAGAAGGATTTGCTTAACAAAGCCGCATAGTTGTTATTCTTCGTTTTCAACATTTCACTATCATCTATCATAGAAAATCCGGTGCCTTGTGGATGATATATGAGGTTCATTCCATTCGCAGTCAAGGCAGATGCTATTATTTTAGCCCCATATGTGCTACGATTAACATCTGTAAATATAAGATGCTTATGTAATTTACCAGACTGTCTCAAATCTTGCTCATCTAATAATTTAATTTTTTCTAATAATAATTTTAACTTAGGAGATGCGTCATGCTTAATATACATGTTTAACATTTCAGGATTAAAATCCTTCTTATCAACCATGTGAAAAGATTTAGGAATAGTAAAATTAGTTCGATTTCTTATACACTCAGCCACTTTACTAACATCCTTATTCCCTAAAAAATCATCATCGTAATCTAAACTTGACATTCTATTATTTCTATATAAATGAAAATAAAAATAATTAAAAAGTCGCCCTAATTATTTATACAAGATCGCCTTATATATTATTAGACTTTCATGAGCTTCTTAAAATCTGCTACAGGAATTAGTGTACCCTTATATTTGACGTGTTCCTTGTTAGAACCTTGAACCTTGTAGATACAACGTTCTTTTCCTAAGATTAGTTTTTTAGTGATTACAATAGGTTTTCCTTGTATTTCTTTGCGGACGGCTCTTGAAGACTTTTTGCCTCCTGATTTTAATGCTAACATATTATCTATTTCATCTAAAGCTTCATTTTGAGTTTTAAATTCAATTTTAATATTAGCTAATTTTGGTTTCATTATTGGTAAAACATCTTTAATAAATTTTATTAAAATGTCATTAGATATTTGACCTTCTGTTATTTTTATATTATTTTTTAATTCTTCATATAATTTCTGTACATTTTCTCCTAATATTAATACAGCACCAGAACAAAAAGTTCCTCTCCAACCTGAACAATTTTCTTTTAATAATTGTAATATTTTTAAATATACACTTTCCAAATTGTTGACATTTTCTGCAATTAAAGCATTCAAAGATTTATCAATCTCAGGTAATTTATTTACCATATTCATTAAATCTTTAAACGGTTTTGATTTATTTGGGTTATTACGATCATTATTAACAATTATTAAAATCTGTTTAAATATAGTATAAAATTTTAAAATAATTTCTTCTTTTTTTATGGTGTTTAATATGTGTGGCTTTTCTTTTTGTGGTGATTGTGGTGATTCTATATGAGGCGACATTTGTCCACTAAACCCTTTAGTCCTTAAAAGTCGTGCTGCTGATAAAGGTCGTGCTGAAGGTTGTGCTGATAAAGGTCGTATAATATTAAGTTCTCTTAATCGCATTAGTGTTTCTATGTATTCTTCTTCAGAAATATTTTCAGAAATATTTGTACCATCTTGTAGTTGTTGTTGTTGTTGTTCTAATTTAAATATATCTAGAAGATAATCAATAAAATTTTTCCATTCCGTATATATTTTAGTATCTAATCTTAACGATAATAAATCGTTTTTAATATTTTCCCAAACATCACCACCACGCATTCCCTTCTTCAATCTTTTAGATACCTTATTCTTTCGTTTAAGTACCATATATAAATATATATCTATATAAATATAAATATATTTATTATAAAAAATACAAAAATAACACAGATATCCTTACTTTCATCTATTATCGTCTCTTATTCTTCTTCTTTTTACCACCGCCACCGCTAACACCATCTTCTCTGCTTCCACCTTCTACTTCCATAAATCTATCCGTTATATATTCAGATTGATTAATATCAACACCTACAACACTACTAAATAATATATAGTAAAATACGCATGTACAAAAAGCCTTCGATAATATTTTCCAGCCTATCTTATTATAAATATTCTTCGATATTTTCTTAGATTTGATAATTAGATATTTTCCAAACTCCTTTTGTATAGTTAAAGCATTCCGTGTAATCTTACCAATCTTAACCTTTGATATTTCTGCCATATCTTTATAATTGTCAAAAGCATCACTTGAAATTACATTTAGATCCATTAGTGTTTCAATCTTATCAGCACCCTCATCGCCATTCTCTATAAAATAGTTAACTGCCCCTGTAAAAGTCGATAAATAACTCCTTGATTTATTTATAGCATCGCCAATCAATTCACTTGATATCTCTTCAGTATTTACCTCTTTTAAAAACCCAATATTACATGCTGATAGTAAAGGACATATAATGCTAATAATCTTTAATACCTGTTTATAACGATTATCTGCCCTCTTATTATCTACACTCCTTAGAAAATCCATAGTTTCTTCCATATTGGCAAAATTAGGCCTATCACAATCTAATATCTCGCTTTTTAAATCTGAAAATTCCTTATTACCCATTATTTCTCCATCAACCAACTTCAATTGTAATTCTATCTTCTTTATAGAACATTCAATCGCTCTAAACCGTCTCTCATTATCATCTGTACTCGACGAGGATAGACGTGCTTGTTGATGTCTCGCAGATGCCGCAGCAGCTCTTCTATTACTCGCAAGTCTATTTGCTGCTAAAATAGCATTCGCTGTCGCTCTAAAAGTCGGTGCCATACTTCCTTATAATATATAGCTTCTAATATATATATTAGAAAAACATATTTCTATACAAATAAATATCTATATATTACATATTACATATCTATATATTACATATCTATATAGCAAACAGATATAAGATATTCAGAGATATTTATTATAACTATAGGGTGTAAAAAAGTTCAATAATATTAGATGAGTATCAAATCAGCTAATAGTTTATTTACACGTAATTATTTACAAGAGTTGCCAGAAGACATCAAGACACTCATTTATAACAAAGTCTACAAAGACAATTATTCAATCGTATTAAATGAGTTTATAGCAAATCGTAGCAATCGAAAACATTTTAATAATCTAAAGCATTTCCTCGTATATCAAGAAGAGCCTAAGCTCAATCTCATACATTTTCTTTCACATAATATATGTGTTCGCAACGCTCATACGCCCCGTAAAGAAAACAAGTATATCGAAGATAGTATACTTTTCTTATATAAGAAGCACTTAACATCTAACATCTCTAAAAAGGATATAAGGAAAATAAAGATAGCCGCAAATCTATTTAAGTATTTGGATAAAATAATTGCGAAGACCTTTACAAACTTTATGAATAATTCTACACATAACTGGGGAATATCATCACATATATACATAGATGATGTGGGAAAATATTTCGTATTAGAATATGACAGATTCCTTGTATGTTTTGCCGATCTATACTTAATGCTCTTGTCATTCTGGCAATTTATTAGAATTAAACTATATGAATTTTATGAATTACACAAAGAGGCCTACAATCTATATATTCACAATCTACTAAAAAATGATTATGATACCGGATTGTATATATGGTTTGGTGGCAATATAACTGATGATATACTATTGAAAAATCTTGTAAAAATGAAGAATGAAAATGCGTCCTTATATAGGAAAATTATAAGACAGCGTGGGAATATTAACAAAACCGAATGTCTCTATATAAACTTTGAAATTCGCAATAATATAGACAGTTATATCATGGAAGATGATGCTATTATAGTTAAATTGAAAGAATATGCTTAGAATACTTAGTATACTTAGGATACTTAGGATACTTAGGATATTTAGGATACTTAGGATATTTAGGATACTTAGGATACTCTTAGTATACTTAGTATTCTTAGAATACTTAGACTACCACCTTAGATGTCTGTAATTTATTATTTAACATCATTATATTCTTATCAGTCAAGCATTCATCTTTTATTGATTTTTTCGTAAGTTCAGCTATAAGATCCTTGTAATACATATCTGTATTTTTAATTCTTATGATCTCCGTATATTTATAATTATACATATTAGCAATCGCAATAAATTCTTTGTTCTTTTGCCAATCATTCCCATTATTATTATGTACATGAAGATTGTTATCACTCATATATTTTAGAATATCCTTATCATTAAATATTTGCGGATCCATCTTGTATTTAGTAATACACTTCTCATATATATCATAGTAACCCCAATAATTATAAGCAGGACACACAAGTTGTCTGTTCGTGTAGGCAAATATATTATCCTTTATATCATCTACAAATATTGTCCTGTTATTTAATATGTAATCTGCCATATCGCCATTATTCAACGAGGGGTACTTTTTAATCAACGAATTAATAATTGTAGGATATATATTGGCTAATGATTTTTTCATAGTAATCATCATAGAGTTCTCTCTTGTGAAAAACGGGCGATTTATTTTGATTTTTAATGCCTTCTCTATATTTTTTCCAAGAAAGCTATTTGTCCAAGAATATGTGCTGTTAGTATAAAAAAATACTTCAGCATTCTTAAACTTCTTATTACAAAAGTTTATAAAGTCTCTTACATTCGGACGCAATAAACCATTCTTTAATTCATCTTGCATGTCTACTAAGTCCATCGAGGGGCATTTCGCATTTATCCCTTTTTTCTTACAAATATTATATATATATTCTAATAACGCCATCTCTTTCGATACCATACGTATATCGCCTATTATTGTCTGGTCTATATCAAAAATAATTATGAATGGTAGCTTCTTCATAACAACTTTAACAGCACAACAAGTCAGTCTATTATAAAGATTTATAAAAATATATAAAAATTAAGATAATATTATATATATTAAGTAAATTTGTCAAATAAAAATAATGGAGATTGCGTCAGAATTCGAGACAGTCCTCAAAAATCTTAAGGGAATTGATATGGATAAACTTAATCTAAGTGATGCTATTAAGTTGGACTTTTACAAATATTACAAACAGGCTACTGAAGGTGATTGTAATATCCCTGAACCATATACTATATATTTTAAAGCACATGCTAAATGGGCTGCTTGGAAAAGTCTCACAGGAATGGCAAATGAGGATGCTATGGCAGAATATATCAACTATTATAAAAACTATATTATTACAAGCACATGATTACATTACATCACTTTATATTATCCCTAATATAGCAGAGATTAGCTCGTTAATTATTAATATAGCATAGGTAATTGCGAGGTTTATATATTTTTCCATATATGGATACTTCCCAGACTTATATAATATTAATAAAACTAAAACTATATAAATAATAGTCTCCATCATCTCTACAGCAAGATAAAAGTTAATCTTGTATACAACCCTATTGACAACATCTAATGTTTTATCCTCTTGCTTGAATTCAGAAAAACCCTTAGCAAAATCTTCAATATTATCTTTGATTGTTTTTTTTAAATCATACAAAACGTCTAATGTTTCGATTGTATTGTATGTATATATCCCATCCTCTTTATAATGATATTTATTTATATTATCATATTTAGTTAACTCATTTAATACCTTGTTATATTCTAAGTCTGAACTGGCTTCCATCATTTTTGTTTGAAACTTATTTATATATTTAAGTATCAAATCCGCATTCTCATGTAAATTAAATAATAAGGCTTCGCCCTTTGTTCCAACAGGAAGTAATAATTTAATAGTGTAGGCTCCTCTTATCTCTTTAAACATCTTGTTAATATCAGGATCAAAGCTTTCAATCAGATTGTATGGATCTTCTATTTTCTCAGTTGTGTTTGCTGCCCCTGCTCCCGTTTCTTTAGCTTTTGCGGCATCTATAGCTTTCAGATTTGCGTCTACATCTTTTTCTTTGCCATCAATCATGGTGCTTCCATTCTCCTTATTTATTTTGTCTATATTATATTTATTATAAAGGTTATCAAACAAATTTAAAAATATGTTATTTAATTTATGAATTATAAAGGGATCTTCTAAATTATTAATAATAATATAATTATAAATTAAATATATAAATATCATGTTTCCCAATAACTTTTGTTTTTTTTTATAAATTAGCTCTTTTGTATTCTCATCTATTTTAACATCCTTTATAATACCATTCAGATTTGTCTTATAAATCCTTTTAAATAGCGTATTTATATTTTCTTCCTTCTCTAACTCAATTGGAACTCTAAACTTATTATTATTTATTATTCCTTCATTCATAACAGAAATTATAGCTTCAGAATCTGGTGCTGCCCCATTTTTTATATCAAATTTATGAAGGTCTAAAGTTCCAAATGACAATTTCTTTAATTCATTTAAATATAGCGATATGCTCGTTTGCTTATCAATATCAGTAGCTTTGTCGCTATTATTAACTACAAAGCTAATCGAATTAAATACTATTGTATCTGTTGTTTTATACTTATTTTCACCATTCTCTCCACTATTTCCTGCCATCCCATTTTCACCCCCATATATATTATAGAGTTCCATGTATATATTTTGATTAAAGAAAAACGTATATACATAGCTATGGACAAATATGTATAAAAATATTATTATAATTATATAGTAAACATAAGTATCATTCGATAGTATTTCTTTTGGCAGAAATCCGCATGAAACTGTATTATCGCAGTTTTTAATAGACATGATTCCTATATTAAATACATTATATAGCAACCCAATCACTATTATCAACATTATGATGAGCAAAAGTTTAACCATATAATTGTAATATATTATTGTCTTATGAATAAATAAGTCCGACGAGTTAGTATCATAGTATTCTTTGACAACTGTATTGGTCTTGTAATTATTCTCAGGCTTATTGTCATTTATGTTCTTAACATAATTTAATAACCTGTATTTATATTTATTTCCCAAAATAATATTATTAGGGGCATCAGAAGTATAGTCATTTATATTATCACCAATACAATAGACTGTAAATAAGATATAATTTATAATATTTAACATCAATATAATAAATGCCACAAATAGAGTAATAATTATTATACAAAAGATAATGAAAATAATAGTTTCATAAGTATTCTTACATATATCATTCATCTATTTAATATCCTTATATTTATCTCTTTATTTTATATTTATAAATTAAATATAAGTATATTTAAGGGTCGATATCGATGTGTTGCTCGATCGAGTTTAAGGATATATGATGACTACTCGTATTACCATAGATGATGTTAGATGTTAGATATCATAGAGATCTCTATAAACATATCTAATATATCTTAGTGATACCTGAGATGCTCAACGCATCGGCCGACTTTTGGAATATAGAATATATGAGAGCTTAATTAAACCCGAAAATTATTATCGGACACGTTATAAAATAATATAATAACAATATATATATTCCAACATTATTTAAAAATTTGAGAAAATAGTATGTATTATAATTATCTTCAAAGTCCTTACTATTACTACAGCCTATTTTTATTACAATATAAACCAACATTATTACAGCATATACAATAAGGAAATTAGTTATTAATACGCTATACATATAATACATGTAATATTTATCATAAATTTCCTTGTATGCTTTAATAGTATCCATGAAGACTGCCTGAATTTCGTCATATTTGTTAATCATGGCCTTTATGTTCGCATCGGTATATTCTTTAATCCCCCTTTTTATCCTTTCTAAATTAGTCTTATTATCTATGTTAGAAACTGACTTTATAATCAAATCATCTATTATAGTTTCTAATGGTTTTAATACTACATTATTATTATGATTATACTTAGATATGATATAGAAGTCCTCGGCTTTTGATATTGTATCACGAATCTTTGTAATATTATCTGTTTTTTTGCTTTCAGGTTTTTCAATTTCAAGAAGCCCTGCATCTTTTATCATATCAAAAAGTGCCTTCTTTATATACGTGAATTTTTTATCTGTTATGTCATTCAGAATATAATATGTAAACGAATATTTAAAAACATTTTCAGGATTTTCAAAATACTTAGGGTCTTCAGGATTAATTTCATAATTAGCAAGCATATATGAAGCCTGTATTACTGGATCTTTATTATAAACGACCTTTACAAAATAATCATATAGTAAATCATAATCAAGGTTTTCTACTATTAAGTTTTTTAGATCCTTCTCTTTCTCTTCTATTTTGGAATCTTCAGACATAGAGTAATTAAACCAATACATATATATACCTCCATAAATGAATGAATATGCGAAAATAACATAGATAAATATGTTGACTAAATAATATTCAGCACTATTACCATATCTATTACTTAAAATACCATAATTCATATGATTAGTCGACATATAACCCATATAAGCTGTTATTGATAATAAAATTAGTATAATTGTGAAGATTGTTTGTGCTCCAAAGCCAAAAAACTTTTTATTATAATAATATTTAAAAAAACTGCTGTTTGATATATAATTAGTCTTATCATAATTTTTTTTTTTTGATAGAAACATAAAGCTACTAAAGTATATTGATAATTTATACGCACATACTCCTATCAAAGCTAATAATAAAATAATGGTAATTATTGTAACATATAACATTTTTAAATAAAAATTTATAAGTTTCTTATATATATATATTATAAAAATAACAAAAATAACTAAAAACTAAAACTACTTTAACTACTTTAACTATATCGCTTTAAATATCCAGAGTAGTAAGAATATAGTTATAGGATAACTTAATCGCAATAAGACTTCTTGGAAATCTGTTAAGACATTATCATTTATATATCTTGATAAGTAGTGTGTAAGCATCCTGTCTATTGATATACCAAGAACAATTACAAGCGAAAACAGAGCAAGCTTTATAACCTCTGTCTTTTTAATATTCATTCTATCAAGAAAATTATATTCAGGCTTTCGCTTATATTGTTCATTAGATTGTTGTTGATGAGACGCATGAGGAGTCATCATTTGTTGCTGTAGATGCTGATTGGACATTTGCTGAGCTTGTTGATTGGCCATCTGTTGAGCCAATTGTTGCTGAGCAACTTGCATAGATTGACTTTGAGACGGTGGTAGCGACATGTGCTTATCATCGCCGCCTCCCCCGCCTCCCATACTGCCTCCTCCGATTCCAATTCCACTTCCTACACCTCCACCATCATTACTAAGAGCTAATTGATGTAGTTGCTGGCTTGATATTTTGGAAGAATATGTGTTTTCCTTTCTGTCAATAACCGAGTTATCACTTAATAAATTATCACCTCCATATAATAGATTGAGTTCAGTCATTTATATATTTATCTATTTATCTATACTATATACACACAATAAATAATAATCTTATCTTTTAACAGAATATAGAGAATAAATATATATAATGAAAGAGATAGATTTTGACAACCTATTTATATATATGTCTTTGATTTTTGCCTTTTGTATTTTCATAGTAATCCTATATGGCTGTGCTTTCCAAGAAAAAACGCAAATTTACGAATCCTTCTTGAATGACGATGACAAAGGCGATATCAAGACACAAGTCCTATCTCTTTTAAAAGATTTAGAATCTAACGATACAACATCTTCAGAAAATAAAAAAGAAATCAAAGAAACTATCGAGAAAATTAATAATAACAGTATCAGTATTAGTGAATTAAGAAAAACAATCACACTATTAAAAGAAATGACACCAAAGAAAGCTCCTAAAAAAGATACTAACACTTCTTCAAATACTTCAGGTTCTTCAAATTCTTCTTCAAATTCTTCTTCTACAACTCCTCCTTCTTCTACATCTTCTACAACTCCTCCTACATCTTCTTCTTCTACATCTTCTACAACTCCTACACCTCCTCCATCCTCTTCTTCATCTCCTCCACCACCTCCTATTGCTCCTCAATAATTTACTAATTATATTCATCATCTCCGATATCGTCATCGTCTTCATTATCTTCGTCATCATTTTCTTCGTCTTCCTCATATCCCCCTTCATTTTCCATTATAACATCTGATATACTATTATTTTGATAATGAGTATTAGACTGTTGTAATTTAACACCTCTTTTGCTATAGAGGTTCTCTTTTATTTTGTAGTCGTCTATATTATCTCGTGAGAAGTCTTCGCATGCGTCATGATCTTCGCGGTTGTCGCAGTTTTCATTATCATCATCTGATTCCCCTTCAATCTCTTCCTGTTTATATAGATAGTCGAGATAATTCATTTTATATTCAGGATTTAATATAGAGTTCTTTGGAGTATTCTTTTGTGTAGGTTCATAGTAAAATATAGCAAATATAATATTGTGGTTTAATCCTTTGAAATCATATAGACCCCCTTTAGTTGTTTCAAACCTAATACTCATTCGCGATAGCTTACCTATAGGATGAAACTCTCTTACAGGTATTTTCGTAATTGTTAGTTTTTCACTATTAATACCTATGCTATCAACACGAATCTTCGCAAGACCTAAAGTATTCTTTGAATATGACAGAGAACGATAAAGATGCTCTTCAATCTCAGGGCATCTCAAAATAATATATTTATTACCTATAAAATATACGATCCCTGGTGAAGTTATAATATATTTATTTTCAGTACTTACTTCAAAGTCATATGTCGCATTTGTTCGACTATAAAACATTTTTGCCAATACGCTATCTGTCGTAGTATATAACTTGCTAATATACCTATCCGGACTATTTGTTGTTGGAAATAAATCAAACCCAAGATTTTCTGACAACGTACTCCTTTTCATATCAATAATCAAAGGCGATTTAGAATATATATCTATCAAGTTGGTTAATTCAGGAGGCGTCGTAGTCTCCTTAAATAATAATTCCATATCATTATTTTTTCTTAGCTCATCATACTTAGTTATAAATGTTTTGAAAGTATAATCACCAGGCGATATAGTTATTCTTTTAAAAATATCCTTGTATTCAATAGTTGCGTGATTTCCTTTATTTATTATCTGATTATTAATAACCTCGTCCATTTTATACCATACAGGAATTGTTGAAAGTGAAGTTACAGTAGATAGCGAAGCTACCATATTGGCAAATGTCATAGGCATATTATATATCTTGAAATCTTCAAAAAGCAGCAAATTATTTCCCCAACTATTCACATCATCACGTCGTTTCCCTATGTATTTCCTCGTAAAAAACACATTATATAGCGCATCGCAATTATAAAACTCCTTATATACTAATTGTGAATTATTAATATCAAATATACCAATATTCCATGTGGTATTTATTATAGACCAAAATATATTAATGCGGTTAGTAGCATTTACGTTGAATATGCTCTCCTTTCTTTCACCTATTGTGAAAGTTAAAATGTAGGTATTGTTTGCGGCTTTTGCTACATCGACGCTTATATTTCTAAATATAATATCACCTTCAGCCTCCATAGAATATGTGTGATTATAACTGAAGTTAATGACGTTATATGCTATGCTTGCGACATTTACACCAGAGATTATTGGCTGAAAACAAAGGTTAAATGTGATACCTTTAATAGAGCCACCAATCAGATTTGTGGTATTATAAATATTATAGAGGTTTATAGAATTATTTAGAACAGCATATCTATCACCTGAAAGCGCCAGATTAGATATATTGGAACTTTGTGATATGTTAGTGATAAGAGATATGTTATAGATGTTTGAAGTTGTTAATATATTTGAACTTGTTAGTAGTATACTTGTAGCAGTAGCTGTACCTGTACCAGTAAATATATTAGAAGTTCTTGATATATTTGAAGTATTAAATATCTTTGTAAAGTTAAATATATTAGATGTGTTAAATAGATTAGAATTATTTATTATATTAGAACTGTTAACTATATTGGAACTATTAAATATCTTGTAAATATCAATTATGTTTGAAGTTATAGCAGGTCTTGATATATTAGAAGTTATTGCTATGTTTGAGCTATCAAATATATTTGAAGATCTACTTGATATATTTGATGTATAATTCCAATTTCGTAGCAATAGATTGGCATTATTATTTATCTGTATACCTGTTTCTATAATATCGTCACCAGTCTCATCTCCAACATAATAATATATATCATTATTATCTACGTCGATTGTATACATGGCTCTTGGTATACTTGCGTCAATAATTTCCATACCTATAATGTTTTTAAAAGGAGTACTAAAATTTACGACATAATTATTTGGATTAGGAAACAGATCCCGATTTCTCTCAGAACTATCAATAATAAAAGTGTAAGCTTGCTTAATACTATTCTCTTTCATAAAGTTAATATCCTCGATTGACATTTTAATTACAACTTACTTCACTAATAAATTATATAGAATATAGATTTCTTAAATACTTCTTATTCAATATATCGTCCGACTCAATATATCGTCTGTTTTAACCGATTATTACCTCGCTCTGTTTGCTTTAATCGCTTTATCCGTCTATATATTCTCTGCCAATATTTAATAAGAAAGTCTGTTATTTCAGTATCATTCTTATATTTATATATTTTTAAAAAGTTATTAAAGTGGAAATAGAGAATTGTTTTGAAAACAATATAGCAGTATGAATGTGTTTTTTCAATCCACAGTTTGCCATTCTGTTTATCCAATATCTTCTTTGCCAGAATTATTGAATGCTCTTGGTCTTTTTTAAGGTTTTCATTCAAACTCGTCCCAGTCTCAATCGAATGAAATACTGTATTTAATACACACGCATAAGTCTCTATTATTGCTTCATTAGGTATTAAAAGCATCTTTTGGTTGATATTAAAATGTTCCTTAAGCCTCTTTATATTTTGCGGTTCCCATTCTTCTTTATGTATGAAAGTATTGTGATGTAATAGCTCATGAATAATCACCTTGTTATAGTCCTCTTTGCGTATTATATAGATATTGTTTTTATTAATATAGGTATAGCCTCCATTAATATTTTGGGCACCTATTACTTCATCCTTTTTAGATGGCAAACATCTCTTTAATGGATTCATAATAATATAATAATTAAATATTTTGTTACCCCATTTTGATATATTGTATATCTTCGATATTAAATAGACACGATAGAGGTTTCTAAATAGTTGCGTTTTCATCTTTGAGGTTATTTTTGTTTCTAATATAACATACATGTTTAACTCCTTGTATGTTATGTGATAGCATTTATTACACTTCTGTAAATATTTATAGGCAAACTCAAAATCTAAATAATTATTAGAAGACTCTTGTAAATCCCTATTGAAATCATTAAAAGTAGCTATAGGCACTTCCGTAAATTTAAACTCAGCAATTGTAGCATTACTGAAATCATAATTAGCCCTTATAATATTATATATGTCACGAATACTTTTGACATTATATATTGGTATCGATATGTCATTATCATTATTCATGAGAAAAATTGCTTACACTCTTTAATTAATACACATATATATTTATTATCTTTGAGCTTTGAGCTTATGTTTAGCAATTTATTTGAAATAATCTCAGTATTTGGGTATATGTCGCTTTCCTTTGTATCTGCCCAATATAGCGAGCGATCTGTAAAAGCTCGACAAACAATAGTTCTTATAGAATATGATAATTGTCCATTATTATCATCAATTACCCACTCTGAGCTTCCGGTTATCACATCTGTCTTTAAATACTCCCATGTATTATTTTCAATATATCTATGCTTATCCTTTAAATATATGTGAACCACATTTGCTATATCAAAATGCGTACTGTTTAATATACACATATCTATATATTTGTTAATATTCTGGGTATCTACTGCCTCTCTTCCTTGAGTATCCTTAGTATCCTTAGTATCTTGAGTATCCATGTCCATATTGCTATATACCACACGGAAACACAGAGTGATATAAATATATACTAATAATATTTTTATATATATATATTAAAACATATATTATATATAATGCTACAATTTAATAATAACCCAGCATGCAATACCAAGGACAAAAAGTTTGATTTAAAGAAGTGTAATGCATCCTTATATAGTAAAATAACAAATAATACTGACTTCCTAAAGTATAAAAGATGCCTATTTATGACGTTCGACGAATACATGTCTGACGAGGTTCATATAAATAAAAAAATGTGTTGTCGTGTTTTTGATAATGTTAATGAGACAAAAATTAAGAGTGAAATTCAGAATGCATTAGAAGATATCCGAAATAAACTGAGACCTACTTATTTAAAAATCCCTTTGCCCATTTATATGATGTTCGCAAAAAAATTGGAGAATCAGGATTTCTCATTTAATGGTAATTATAAGGTCGTTTTGTATATTCCTAATCTATACAATTATAATGAAGATGATAGTGAATATACTCTGTTTCCTTCACTCGATGCCTTTTCTAAACAAAATAGATGGATGGAATTGATGACAAGCAAATATTCTAAATATTTACAAATTATTAAAATAGGATCGACTGAAAAAAAAGATGAAGAAAAAAATAAAAACAAAAACTATTTATGGACAGATTTAACACAAACTTGTTATAATATGGGTTGTATAGCAGATTCTAAAGAAACCTTTATTATACCAGCATATTCATCAAAAGATGCAGAACTGTCTGTTAGTGTTGAAAACATATCCCCTTATTATCCTAAAAAATGTCTTAAGACCCCTTATTATAACAAGCATATGATGGATTTCACACCAGAGCAAGAAAAGAGATTTAGAGGTTCAGATGACGTATTAAAAGATGGTTTTGATGTTAATCTACATTGTAGTCCTGAAAAAATGATAGAATATAAGACAGAAGAAGAAAAAGATAAAGATAAACCTACATTTGATAACTTTTTATGTAAGCAAATTAAAAAATGTAATGAGTATACAGGCGAAGATCCCAAGTATAAAACCGATTATGATAAAATTATATGTAGTAATTCTGACAAAGTTAGAGTAGAAACTTTGCTATCTGACTTTTATAGAAAGAATATTAAAGAAGGTACCGACAAAGACAAATATTCAGCCGACTATAATAATAATATATTAAAAGAGCTGGCCTATAGAAAAAGCAGATATCCGGGTCCCAACAAAATTCAAGAAGTCGTCTTCTCCATGTTTAGAATAAATGAAAGTCAAATTTCTGGTTATGAAAACCTCTTCTGTTATATGCCATGGGGAAACATGTTATTAAAGCATGACTTTGTTATTAACGAAGGAGACACTTTGGAAATAGAGCGTGTATCATTTAAATCATTCAACAAGTCTTTTCAAATGAAATTTGGTAATGGCGGCTACCTTTATATATATAAAGATGGTCAAGTATATTCAAAAGTTCCAGGCCAAAGCGGGAGTTTCAGCTGCTTTAATAGAAGAGTAGTAAAATTCGAAAGTATGAACCTTAATATTTACGGTTATGACTCGCATGATAATTATGACCTGCGAGGATTTGTTTCAATCCCTATGAAATCTATGTATGTATCCCCAGCAAGCCTCATATTATCAAACAACGGCCAGTTAATGATCTATGATTTGGGAATTAATAAAAGAACTCCTTAAATACTTTCGGGAGAGGGATAAACTTTATATTATTTTTATATATTATATTCTTAATAGAATAATAAATATTTAGGAATGATAAATAATGAATGGGACATATTAGACTTATATTTTAAAAATCATCGATATCCTTTCACAGGACATCATTTAGATAGTTATCGTGAGTTTATTAAGAATCAAATCCCATATATTGTTAAATCATACAATCCTATAACTATGATCAAATATAATGATAACAAAGAAGAAGTCTTCAAGATAGAGATATTCATAGGAGGCAAAGAAGGTACCGAGTTAAGCATCAGCAGACCTATTATATATGAAGATGGCTGCCCTAAAATAATCACACCTTATGATGCTCGAATGCGTAATTTAACTTACGAGACCCATTTATTCGCTGAAGTATTTGTTTGTATTACTTCGAAAGACGAAGATCGGTACAACGTGGAAACCTCTACATTCAAGAATGTCGCCATCGGAAGCATACCTATAATGCTTCACAGCGATATCTGTATATTGAAAAATCAAGGCTCAAGTATATTAAGAAAATTAGGCGAATGTCCTTATGATACTGGAGGCTATTTTATAATTGATGGTAAGGAGAAGGTAATTATAGCACAAGAAAAGATAGTTACGAATAGATTGTTTGTATCCGCTCTCAAAGATCACAAGGATTTTAGTCATAAAGGTATTATTCGGTGCGTCGCAGACAAAGGAAACCTTCTACCAACAAACGTTCAATTCTATTTTGTAAGAAACCCAATAATGGTTGAAGGAGACAATATTGTAGAGAATGTTAGCGGTAAATATACTGACGCAAAAGGAGCAATCTATGTCTCAATCCCTTCATTTAAAGAAAAGATTCCTTTGTTTATATTATTTCGTGCTATTGGCGTTCAAAGCGATAAGGAGATATGTAAAATGATATTTGGCACAGGATATGGTGATACTGAAAAGAATTATTTTGAAAATTTAATAAGACCCAGCGTAATAGATGCTAAATATATACATAATAAAAAGGAATACATGGTATATACACAGCAGAAAGCCATAGATTATTTGAAATTAAGGGTTCAATATGGAACCACAGAGCATGTTAGAATGGTTTTATCAAAAGACTTTTTTCCAAATATTGAATCTTTTGAAAATAAAAAGAAATACCTTGGTTATTTGACACTCCAATTTATTAAATCCGCTAAAGGACTACTTCCTTTAAGTGATCGTGACAGCTATATTTACAAGAGAGTTGATATTAGTGGGTTTATGTTGGCTGAGCTATTTCAAGAGGCCTATATTAAACTAAGAGATAGCGTAAGAAACAAGATAGATAGCGAGTATTTATATGGTCCGTGGAAAAATCGCAAGAAGGACTTTCAGCTTTTTATTAATACTAATAATATTTATAAGATTGTTGATCATCTTATTATAACACAAACATTTGCCAAATCTCTAAAAGGACAGTGGGGATTAATTAATAATAGCGATCCAGAATTAGGAAAAGTCCAAGATTTATCACGAATTAGTTTCGTAGGCTTCTTATCACATACACGTCGTGTTAACATGCCAATCGATCGAAGTATCAAGGTTACAGAACCTCATAAATTACATTCTCAACAGTGGGGTATTATGTGTCCTTATGAAACACCTGATGGCGCTTCTATCGGATATTTGAAAAATCTTGCTATATTGGCAAAAATAACAGCAGGTGTTAATGTAGATAATATTAAAAAATGCTTAGAAGACATCGGTGTAATACCATTAAAATACACAAATATTTATAGTAATAAAAACATTACAAACGTATTTGTTAATGGAACCCTATTTGGAATTACTGGCGATCCTCTTTTCGTAACAAGGCTATTAAAAGCATATCGCAGAAACGGATTAATAAATATTTTGATATCTATCTCCTTCAATATTACAGCAAATGAGCTTCGTATCTTCACAGAAGCAGGAAGACCTTGTAGGCCACTTTTGATATTAAAGTATGATAAAGAAAATAAAAAGAATGCGCCAATAGTTTATAATCAACATTATAAAGGAAATAAAGATAAAGATTCCACTAATTGGTTTGATCTGCTAAACGGATCCCATTACAAGCTTGATAACAAAGAGAAGAATGATGATTATTACTATATTGATAAATATATAAACCCATTAAAAGGAAAAGGCAGAGGAGGAGGATTTACTGGCGGATCTATATTTGATACTAATATCTTAGGCCTATATACAACCATATTTCCAAGCGATAATAGTAATGATGTCGTTGATGATACTAATGATGATGGAGTTATTGCTTTAGGTTCAACAGACTATGCTCATGGAAATGTACCAATCAATAACAAATTAATATCGAGCATTAACAAGATACATTTGAATGGTGGTGGTGGCAGCGGTGGCAGCGATGATGAGGGAAGTGATGGCGAAGATAGTAACGGTAGTAACAATAGCGATGGCGAAGGAAGTGATGGTAGCAGCGATAATGAGATTAAACGGGATGTTAAGAGGGTAAGTAATAATAATAGAAAGAAATATATGGCTATTTTGATTGAATTAGAAAATACATCTGCTTGTATAGAATATCTTGATAGTGAAGAGTCAGATACTTGTTTAATAGCTATGAATGAGAATGAGATTGGACCATATCATACACATATGGAAATACATCCCTCTACGATTTTGAGTGTTGTTAGTGGTAATATTCCTATGAGTAATCATAATTCATCAGCACGTAATGTCTTTCATGCAGCCCAATCTAAACAGGCAATTGGTATGTATGCTACAAACTTCAACAAACGTTTTGATACTATGAGCTATATTCTTCACTATCCGCAAAGACCTATTATAAATACAAGGATTGCTCAATATACATCAAGCGATTATATGGCAAATGGGTATAATACTATTGTCGCTATTATGACATATTCAGGGTTTAATCAAGAAGATAGTATTATGATTAATAAGGCTACGATTGACCGTGGATTAAACTCGCTATCATATTACAAATCTATTACGGCTACTTCTAAAATTATTTCACAGAATGAAAAGGTTATATTTGGAAACCCTATTCTTATGCGAGATAAGGGTATTAAAATTGTTGGTATTAAAAATAAAAACTATGAGCATCTTGATGCTAACGGGTTTATAAAAGAAGGCACATATGTTCCAGAAGGTCAAGAGGTTATAATAGTAGGTATGATAAATGTTCGTGAGGTTGTTAAGGAATATAAGAATGGTGTTTTTACAGATGTTAAAAAAGAATTAATACATACTGATATATCAATATCGACTGACAACTCTTTATTTGGTAAGGTTGATAGAGTATATAAATCTGAAAAAATAGCTGGTACTGATTCGACAATCTGTAAAGTCCGCTTTCTTAAAATTAAGAAACCCGAATTTGGCGACAAGCACTGTTCAAGACACGGGCAAAAAGGTGTAATTGGTATGGTAATACCTGAAGAGAATATGCCTTACACAAAAGATGGTGTCCGCCCTGATATTATTATAAATCCACATGCTATTCCTTCGCGTATGACTATAGGACATTTGGTGGAGTGTATCTTCGCAAAACTATGCTGTATTGATGGGGTATTAGGAGATGCCAGCGTATTTATACCAATCGAAAAAGAAACAATATATAGCCGGCTTAAGCAAAATAACTTTAATAAACATGGAAATGAAATTCTATATAACGGTTATACAGGTAGTCAAATAGATACAGAGATTTTTATTGGCCCCACATATTACTTTCGCTTAAAACACATGGTTGCTGAAAAGATAAACTCACGTGGTGTTGGTAAGGTTATGGGGCTTACAAGGCAACCTACTGAAGGTCGTCGCAAAGGTGGTGGGTTAAGGATAGGTGAGATGGAACGTGATACTGTTTTAAGCCATGGTATATCTAATTTTATTAAAGAAAGTATGATGGAACGGTCTGATAAGTTTAGTTGGTGTATTTGTAAAAGATGTGGAACATTAGTTTCTTATAATATTAAGGAAAATATCAATATGTGTAAGAACTGTAATAATGATGATGTGGCAGTTATACAAACACCTTATGCTTTCAAGTTATTTATTCAAGAGTTAGAAACTATGGGAATACAACCACGGTTAAATACTGAATTTATAGATATGCCCATCGACCAAGCGGAATTAGTTAGAAGCTCGAATGCGATTATAGATAGGGATTATGGTGAGGATGCTGGTGGTGGCAATAATAGCGATAATGAAGATATAGATACCACAAATATAAATGATATTGATAATTATAATGATAATGATAATGATATAGATTACACCCTATTTAATTCGCAGATAGATAATTTTGCTACTAAAAATACAATAGTAGATGAAAAAACATGGAAAGATACATATGACAATCTCATGAACAAAGTTAAAGGTGGTATGTATGAAGAAGAACAAGATGAGGAAGAACAAGAGGAAGAACAAGAAGAAGATGAGGAGGAGCAAGAGGAGAAAGAACAAGATGAGGAAGAGGAAGAGGAGGAAGAGGCGCAAGATGAGCAAGAGGAAGAGGAAGAGGAGCAAGAAGGAGGTGATTATTATGAAGATGAAGAAGAGGAAGAGGAAGAGGAAGAGGAAGAGGAAGAGGAAGAGGAAGATGAAGATGAAGATGATGATGATGAATTTGAAGGAGGTAGTGGTAGTGAAGAAATATGGAATGACAAGGAGGATGACACAGTTCAAGATAAGATAATAAAAGGAGGGGATAATGATAAGAGTGATATTAAAGAGTTATATATTGAAATGTAAAATTATATAGATATTATTATATTACATTACATTTTTGATAAAAAATAAATATTATTATTATAGAATAGATAGATTAATAATATGGAAGCAATTGATTATATTGTATATACATTATTATTCTTAGTGCTTCTTGCTTTTGTAGGTGTTATCGGGTATATCGTATATGATAATTATACATATAAAAATAATTTAACAGCAGATTTAAATACAAACTTTCTTGATATTAATCAGAATTTTAATTCTACCTCAAACATTATAAGGAGATTACATATTAAGCATTCAAGTAATTTCAACGTATTAGATGAAAAACTTCTTAACACAAGCAACATAATTAATCAAAATATTGAGGGAGTTAATTCAAGATATATGACGACCAGCAACCTATTAAATAATAATATTACTGACATATATTCAAAGAACACCATAAATAGCAACATATTCACAAATAAAATAGATAACTTTGGCTATAACATGAATAAATATTTTAGCTTTAATAATACTACAAACACTCCTTATAATGATGCTAATAAAAAGATGTTTGAATACAGAACCTTAAGTACCGATACTACTTCACGCCTTGATCTTATTACTAAAACTACAGCAACCGCAGGATTAAAACTAAATTCAGATAATGCTAACGGTCTTGAAATATGTAATAAGACAGGTACAAACTGTTTCAATATATTTGGCGATGATGATAATCTATATATTTATGGAAAAAATCAAAGTACAAGCAATATATATATAGGAAGTGCTAATAAAAATACTGCACCTATTCGTATCGAAGATGGAGTAGTTAAGTTGAATGATGTATATGGTTCTAATTATACAAGAAATAGTTCTAACGCTATAATCGCATATATCGATTTTACATCTAATCGAATTATGGCGGATGTTAACGCTCTTAGAGTAAGTCAATCTCTCATACAAGCTGGTGCTCAAGGACCACCGGGACCAAAAGGAGATACTGGAGCGGCAGGAGCACCAGGAGCAGCAGGAGCACAAGGACCGGCAGGACCAGCAGGACCAGCAGGAGCACAAGGACCAGCAGGAGCAGCAGGAGAACGAGGAGCAACAGGAGCAACAGGAGCAGATGGATTACAAGGACTTCAAGGGCTTCAAGGGCTTCAAGGGCTTCAAGGACTCAAGGGAGACAAAGGAGACAAAGGAGATCCAGGATCAAGTACTTAAACTGGAATACAATAAATACAACTATTAATATAACCCTTCATTCTTTTTATTTTTATTATAAAAAAATCATTATATATAGTAATATGAAAAACAAATCATTATCTTTAAATATAATTTTTACCCTGTTATTTCTTATATTGAGTGCTTTATTTCTAATATATATATTTAGAAATATACAAAATAGGGAATGTTTCGAAGGTCCTTCATATTCATGGAAGTATGGTGAAGGTCATACTTGCGGTGGATTTTTAAATACAGCAACAGAATTGCGAACTAAGTTATCTGATTATAATACAAGAGGGTTTAATCGGTTTCATGATAATACGCTCTATAGAAAAAATAACCTTCGTAATGCTTCACATCCTTATAGGAATTATTGTGATGTAATGAATTTTAATGATTTACTGGCATATAAATGTCTTAAAAAATCTCCTATTGAAATGAAAGCAATATTTGATAAGGCTAACTTAGCATCTACAATTGATTATATCTATGTATATGATGAAAAGAGTCTCTACAGCTATATACTCACAAAAATAACAAGTCAAAAAGACACTTTCCTTAGTGATAAAATAGTAGGTCCCGTGTATGTATGTATATCTCAATCGCCTTATTTAAGATATAAGTCTGATTATACAAAGCATATCGCTTTTGATAAAACATTAGATGCCCGCATAGATATATTAAATAACAGAAACCCGTATTATTTTGAACACATAGACGGTGAAGGAATTCAAAGATTTAAAACAACAACAGTTGACAATAAGAATTCAGATGCTAATTCTATATCATCGCTATATTGCCATATATTAATAGTATATCCTCTATACAATAATAGAATGCAACTTAAAGAAATAACCAAAGCAAAACAAAAAATAATTACTAATCAGTTTTTAGATATTACTATGAAACCTCATTATACAGATAATGAATTATGCTTTATAAAATGTAATAAGGCAAATACGCTTACATGTGGTTGTTTATCAAGAAGTATGCCAAATTCTATTAATCCTTCAGCAAAATCTCCTGCTGCTACTTCAACAACGGCCAATTCTGAGACTGAAAATAACGAGCGAGATATGCCAGCATATTCATCTAAATGTATTGATCATACAAATAATAATGCTGAAGGCAATTTTACTATGATGTATTTTGTAAATCCATATTCAGACAGCTATGGTGATGGAAATATCATAGAAGATCCTGAGCCAATCGATCCATTACCAGGTGTTTCACAACAAGTATCAGAAGAGCTACAACGTGCTGCTAATACATGCTCATTATCTGCATCTATACCACCGCCTACAAGTACTGGTAAATAATATTAATGTAATTAAGGATTACCATCTTTGTTTTCTTCACCATCGCTATCATCTACAAACTTATATTTTTTAATCCCAATCTCTATAGGGAGCATCTTATATTCTTCTACACTCTCCCAGAATGTATTAATTTTTGGAACTATTGTTTCCCATTCATTCGCATTAAATACAACTCTTTGAATTATCATATCATCTAATTTCCAATATGTATATTTGCTAAACTTTAACTTTTCTGTAGATAAGCTATTGTCGCTACAATTCATAATACTATCACGGATATTAGTAATATCATCAACACATTCTTTAGGTGTTTTATTAGGATCACTATAAAAATATACATATTCTCCTTTTTGATTATAAAACTCAGCAATCACACCATGTTTTATATTATTATTAATGTCAACTTCTAATTCTAAATAATCCTCCTCATTCTCTATTGATTTAAATATACATTCGATATAATCACATTCTTTTAATTTACAAACAGCAAGTTGACCCTGAATTTGCATCCTATATTTATCTGGTATAATACCATCTTCAATCTTCCTTGAATAAGGGCATTTAATCTCAAGCATTATTCCAAGTTCATTAATACCATCAGGAGACGCCCCAAAATGTTCATTACTTGTATCGCAAATTAACCCAAAATCATGAATTGCTATATTATTCATTCTTTGCGAATAGCATCGTGTTGCCATAGGTTCAAACATAGTCCCCCATTTTAACGCAGGAATCGCATTATAATTAATGTTATCAACCACTATATTAGCTTTTTTCTTTGCCAATCTAATACTAACATTACCGCCCTTAACAGCATCATAAAGATCGCTCGCAGTCAGTCTCGTCTTTCTCGCTTCAAACCACTCAGTAGTCCTCTGTTTCATGAGAGGTAGCTGAAGTAATACATTCAATTCTTTTCTGTAATGTTTAATATCAGATACACGAACTCTTACATTCTCAATAGATAGTTCACTACAATTATTATTTAATATATCATATATTGCTTGGGTAGCCTCTTCGATATCAATATCATCGCATGTACCAGCATCCACAGCGTCATTAATATATTTTAAAAGACATAGGTCAATATCTTGATTGATATTCTTTGTTACTGTTACTGCTTCTGTAGTATCTTCTATAGCAGCTATTGCCGCTATAGCCGTATTAGTAGCTTTTGTAGTCTTAGCGACCTTAGCTTTAGCTACCTTGGTCTTAGCGACTTTAGTCTCCATAGTCGACTTAGTCGTATTATATATAATATTACGCACATTATATTTATATACTTTCTTACTGATGTGATGTATAATTTGACAGTTCTTCCTCGCACTTTCGTTTATATGCGGCAGAACCTTTAAGCTTCTTGTCAAATGCGGCATTTATTTGATGTATCAGCTTCTTACTATGAAAGTCTAACTTTGAAGGGTCAGCAGTCAATTTTTTGTTATTTGTCTTGTTAATCTTCTCCTCGTATATATTCATAATCTCTTGAGTTTTATTATTAATTAGCATATCGAATGTGTGTGTAGAGCTGGAGCTGGAGCTATGATTGGTTGCTGCTCCGTTAGTGGTATCCATGTCGCTTTATATATTATATAATGTATACATTTATACATTTATATCAATTTTTCATATGAATTAGTATGATACTTCTTTGATATTGAATTGATTTTCAAAGATATCAATATATTGGAAACTGGTATTTCCAAATGATCTTGATATTCCCGTATCTGTATACCATATGCGATTATTTATTAGTTTCACTCTATCAACTACAGTATGTCCTACAAACATATAAATGCAACCAACGCTGTCAAGTAATTTAACTAAATCTTCTGTTTCATTTAAATCCCTTGTCCATAAGATACCATCATTTCCGAGAATTATAGTTTCGAATATCTCTTTGTCTTCTATGAGAATCGCATTATTCTTAATAAAATTCTTCCATATTGAATTGATATATGAGATATCTTTATTGTATTTTTTAAGAATGTTCAAATGTTCTAAAGTTAATCCAGCATGACAGAATAATAATTTCCCTATCTTCACTACTATAGGGCGCTGTGATAATATAGCAGACAACGTACCATTCGGCTTAAATAAATCATGGCGTTTGCTATTATCATTATTCAAACTTTTTTGTGAGACATAGGAATAATTACCAATTATATTCATTAATTCGTGGTTCCCTATTAAAGATATTACACGACCACCCTTAGACAACGCTATTTTATTTAGCAGATTTGTGAAATAGATCATCTCAACATCAGGCAACACTTCCCATTCTTGAAGAGATTGATCTCTATTAATACTATCTACTTGGTCGCCCATCTGAACCACAATAGTATTTTTAGGCTCGGCAATCCACTCGATGTTTTTATTAATTACTTTGGCGTCTATCAATATATCCTTAAATCGTCTTATATCACCATGAATATCACCTATTATAACAATCCTATTATTTTCATGTTCGCATTCATACTCGTATATAATATCTTCGCTAATCATAATACTTATATTATTTTATATATATTATTTTATATGGTTATATAAAAATTTTGTTATAAATGACCTTGAAAAATAAGCTTAAATAAATAAGTATTATTTATATATAATAAGTTATAAAAAATGTCTGGACAACTTGCTTTATTGTCTGAAAGTCCCACAGCCTATATAATACGTACAAGGATATCGCAACAAATCATTCTGATAAGAGACCATATATATTTGCTTAAATATTGGCTTTGTGGTCGCATGCCTTTTCTTGAATATTACATATAAAAGTTAATTATACATCTATATATATTACATTATATGACGATATCTATATCTCGACACATTATATATTATGAGAATGGTAATTGTAGTCAAAGCTACGAATCTTGCGAACCTTCTTTAGATAATATCAAAACAGCATATAATATTTTTATTCAATCTTTAATATCGATTGGTTCATTCCATAATTTAACAGGACATGTTCTTGTAAATAAGAACTTTATATATGTTAAAAATCCTGAATATAATGCTAAGGAAACTACGGGAACTACAGGGTATTATAAGTATATACTTGATGGTAAAATATATTACTTGGAATCTTGTCAGTATAATGTTATTATTTCAGATTTTGAAGATTCTAAAGATTTAAATATGCTGACACCTGGTCATTTGAAAAATAGATTGCTTAAACAACTAATAGAAGAGAACCCAGGTTATAAATCTATAGAAGCAATTGCTTATGACAAGATTTACTCTAATATAGAAGATACTTTGGAAAGAAGAAAATTATCTGTTAATTATATATTTGAAGAATACAAAAAAGTTGAAAAAGGATTATATAGATTAGATATACTATTAAAAGACTATCTATCTTTTATTAACTCGCAAGTCTTACCAGACTCACAAGACTCACAAGACTTACAAGACTTACAAGACTTACATAGTAAAATAAAAAATAAAATAGACAAATTACGCAATCTTGTTGAAAATAATGAGATTGTTGTTGAATCTGTCGTCGATCTATTACAACAGGCAAAAAACATATTTAAAGAAATCCTCAATATTTGCTTAGAACAATTCCCAGACATATTCTTAACGCAAGAGGTTTTTGATACAGATAAAACACGAATTGTCTTGAATGACAAAGGATTCGACCTATATCAAGAAGTGAAAATAGGTGTAAAGGACTTAGGGGTTTATTCACACACTTGAAGATTATATATATAAAAACTACATAATTATTATAAATAAATATGATTAAACTTAATATATATCTTGTATATAGCGAAGAATTAGAGAATAGACAATCGACAATTAATAGTGCCATCTCTTTGGTAAAAGACATATGTCAACAAAAAAACGTTGAGATGAAACTACACATTATTTCAGAGCCAGGCAAAGATTACATTAACAAACATATAAGCACCTTTAATTCACGTGTTAATTATGATAAGTTTGCTGACGGCAATCTATATAATGATCTAATAATGCCTCTTAATGTATGCCAAATATCTAACTTTGAAAAGCACAGATATATCTATAAGTTGATTATGGAGAACACGAAGGACAGCGATAGCAGCGATAGCGGCGATACAGGAATAAAGGATATCCATATGATTATGGAAGATGATCTTATTATTTTGAAGGATTATGTCGATAATATAGGCATGTTGATTGACGATTTAAATACGCCATCAGAAGACCCAAACAACGATTGGGACATCTTATTTAATTGCCTTAATGTTGTTAATAATCCTCAAAAGTTTATAAATATTAATCAGCTTTATAATATTATTATATCAAAATCATGTTATATTATTAAAAACAGGAAGTTATGCGAGAAGTTATATGAGGCGACAAATACATTCAAATTAAATATAAAGCTTACTTTGTCAAAGTTCATTAAAGATAATAATTATAAGGCAATCTCGTATAACAAGATAACTTTTATTGAAGGATCCAAACTGGGATTATATCCGTCTGCTGTTAATCCTAATAATTATTTATTTTTAAATAACAATTATATATCTCTCAAGCAATTATCTGAAAAGAAGGAGCTGACTGAGGAAGATATTAAGAATGCTGAAAAAATATATAGCGATTCGCTAAATATCGCATCAATAGATATTCAAAGTCTTATGGGAACCATCTATTTTAATTATAAGGATTATAAGAAGGCAAAAGAATATATGTATACCTCTTTAAATAACTTAAAGAAATGTAAAGGATATTCTATTATGAAAAATAATGAAATGCTAAATAATACTATAAATATTTATAAATATGATCAAGATATGCTTGCTGAATGTATACAGCATAAACCGAAGTATTCTTGATAATTTGAGAAAGTATTCTTCGTAATCCTTAGTAATGTTAGGGGCACTCGCCGTGCCTGCCGACTTTTACTATTACTATAGATACATAAATAAGCCACCATAATGGTAATAGGAATATACCATGTTTACCTTAAAAGTCGGCAGGCACGGCGAGTGCCCCTAACATTACTAAGATCCCTCTATAATTATTTTTATAAATACTTGGTTTTTTGAGAAAATTTACAAAGTTGAAAATAAAATTAATAATAATTTTAAAATAATAAAAATAAAATATAATACAAGTCATACTTCTATTACAATTTATGATGACCCCTTTAATATATGATTAAGCAGCAATCTTCTCATTTGCCTCAGTTATTTTTATATGTAATTGTGCTATAACATTAAGAACATTATCAAACTTAGTATAAAGGTCTGTTAGTTCCGCCTTGGTAGCAAACCCAGATACATCAGGAAGTTCAGCCTTAGTAGCAAACCCAGATACATCAGGAAGCTCCGCCTTGGTAGCAAAAGCAGATACATCAGGAAGTTCAGCCTTAGTAGCAAACCCAGATACATCAGGAAGCTCCGCCTTGGTAGCAAAAGCAGATACATCAGGAAGCTCCGCCTTGGTAGCAAAAGCAGATACATCAGGAAGCTCCGCCTTGGTAGCAAAAGCAGATACATCAGGAAGCTCCGTCTTGGTAGCAAAAGCAGATACATCAGGAAGCTCCGTCTTGGTAGCAAACTCTGAAACATCAGGGAGTTCAGCCTTGGTGGCAAGGGTAGCAACAGTTGAAGACAAATTAGCAATTTGAGTGGAAAGAGGATTACATTCATTTAATAGATTAACAAAATTGGCTTTGAACTTGTTTAACTCATCTAATATATCTGCTGCTGAATCTACAGTATCTGGTGTTAGACTAAAAGTAGGTAAATTAGGCATCACATTACCTACATCCGCAGTTTTAGGAGAGCTTTCCATGATTTTTAGTCTTTCTTCAAGATCATGAAGTTTAGAGTATATAGGAGCATAGGACATTTATTAATTATTCTTTATTATTATATAATATAATTATTATATAATTGTTATATAATTTTTAATTACGCAGTTAATATATAAAAAATGATTATATATTATAATATATAGAATAAATAAGAAAAGTATAAGATGATTATACCAATCAGATGTTTTACTTGCGGAAAAGTAATGGCAGATATTGCCGATTATTATGAGAAAGAAAAGAACAAGATCGATGAAACAAATGATGTTGATAGTATATATAAAAACTTTGAAAAAATACATACAGGTCATATTTTAGACAAGCTGGGATTAAAAAGATACTGCTGTAGGCGTAATTTAATAGCAAATATTGATATGATGAACATTATTTAATAATAATTATATTATATACGAATAAGTATAATATTGTAAATGAGCGGTAATATTAAAAAAAATGAAACAAAAACTTCTTCTGACTCGCCAGCTACAAGCCTGGCAGCAATCTCTAATCGCGCAAAGAAACCATCAGCTACAAAAGAAACCGATATAGAGAAATATATCGAGAAACAGATTGAAATTAAGTTAAATAGCCTTCTCGAAACGTTGCCAGACAAAATACCAAAAGACCTTCAAATTAAACCAATCTATAATTTAACAATCAAAGAGCTTTATAAAAACACATTACAATCACTAATCGACATTATAACCGACATAGTCGACGTGTATAGTAAGAAGGATTACGTGAATAATAATAACTATATGTATATATTACTTAACATTTTTACAAAGAATGACCGGAAAATTTATGTAGGTATAATGCTTGTCATATTATCATTTATAGTATATTTTGTTGACGGGGTTTCTGTATAACAAAATACATTTCATTCTTTTTTTATTACAATCTTATAATATAGAATATAGTTATAGAATATAGTTATAGAATATAGTTATAGAATATAGTTATAGATATATAATATAGATATATATAAATATGATGATCTATAATGATATTTTTAAAAAATATTCTTACATCCTTATTATATTAGCACTAATCTATTACATCCTTAGCAAGAATAACTCATCAATCCTATTAACAATCATCATAATCATAATAGCATTCTATTATATTAATAGCTATATAAAGGATAATGACGAGCAATTCAAAGCGGATGGCATTAAGAAGATTGAGAAGATACGAAATGAAATGAAAGATATCGTTGAATTAACAACGGATAACTTTTACATCAAGAAAAACAATAAGAACGTAAAGTTCCTTATAAAAAACAAAGAGTTCATGGATATATTATTTAACATCCGCTTTATTAAAAAGTTTGATAAAACGAGGTATTCCAACATGATCATTAACATGGACAAAATAATGAAAATCTACATATATATTTTAGCAGACAGATACGATACTAATACATACTTGCCTATCTTCACAGATATTAAAAATAATGTTATCGAAATATTCTATTCATTAATATTTGTAGTTCCCAATCAGTTTAAGCACATCTATGGGTTTGACCCTCAGACTGAAATAGACAAATCTTTAACAGATTTTCGCAATAAAATTAAAGATATGCTTACAGTTATCACAAATTACGCTAAGATCGGCAAGCAAATAGTATATATAAACAATAATAAATATATGCCTTATGAAAAAAATAAAGAACATGTTCTGCCCTAATATTTTGTTTTCTTAATTACAGCCTTAGTCGGCTTAGCTGGCTTAGCTACATTCTTTGTTTTTTTATTACTATATTTACTATATAATTTAGGGATTATAATATGAATACTGCTGTAAATATGAGTTATTTTTTTAGCCCCCTTTTTACATGTAAAGCATCCTCCTGAATATTCACTTTCGCTACCATCACTCATTCCGCCTTTCATACCACACCCACAACCGCCATTAATGCCGCTAAAGCTGCTAAAGCCGCTGCTACCACCCTTCATACCGCAACCACAACCTCCGTTCATTTTACGACCACCTCTAATAGTAGACAGATATAAAAAATCTACAGGGGAGCTTGTAGTGCAATCTCTCGAAGTATCCTTGTCTGTATCTGGCCTATTAGACATAGTAAATAGCGATTCATTAGCATTATACATGTCTTCAAATGCTTTAACATCAGCCACATTAGTATTATACTCCATCTTACTTAAAGGATTTGTAGAAGATCCTGTTCCTCCTGTTCCTTGTGATGACATATCTCTTTTATATTACTAATATTTTTTATTTTTATTTACTCAAATCAATATAATTAATTATCATATCATAGCGAGCCTTCAAATCTTTAATCTCATCTTCGAGTGCTGACATTCTACTCAAATCAATATAATTAAGAAGCACATTAACCTTCTCATTAAGTTCCTTAATTTCATTCTGTTGTGATACTATTTTACGATGAAGTTCCTGAACAGCACACACATTCAGCGTATTAATATACTCCTTGTTTAATGCGTGGAAATCATTCACCTCAGTTCCATATACAAATATCCTATTATCCATATATTGAATATCCTTAATTTTGAATGACACCTCATTTATTATTTCAACTACCTCAACTATTATTGTATTATCACGCATATCATAGCATTTAACTTTACTATCAATCCCAATAATAATCTTTAAATTATTACTTGGCAACGTTATTATATTATTATTATATTCAGCAACTAAGAATATATTCGGTATAAACTCAGACTGTATTCTAACAGCATCAGGTATAACACTCTTGATCTGTTGTGCTATAAATCCATATACTGGAGCCGCCAGCGTATTCATAGGTACCGCAAGTCCATCACTCCTCCCTCGCATATCTATGTAATTATATGTTTTTGGTTGTATATTTAATATCATTTGTAGCGCACCATCATCTTGTAAATCCCTTATATTCATTTTAATTCTCTCATCACTACTTGATATAACGTTGCCAGTCGTCCAAATACTCGAATTAAACTTAGCACATATATTAGTATTTGTAATATTTTTTACAACTTCAATATTAGAGTAGTTCGATGTATGGATACCATAGGAAATCGTAGCATCTTCTGGTGTTACTCCATTCCCCGCAGCTACCTCTAATTTATAACTGTTCGGCACAATTCCTATCCCTACATTCCCTAAATTATATGATATATTGTTTGTACTCTTCGCCCATAATAATCCCCCACTTATACTCGTTAAATTATTAACATATGAGATGATATTATTGCTCGACGCCAAAACATAATTAGAAGTTTCCATCACGAACGTTGGCACTATACTCCTATCTATTTTCGTCAATAATCGTAATAGCAAAGCTCCATGCTTGCCATTCTCCCCATAATTACCTCCGCTTCCGCTATTCCTTGAATTATAACCATTACGTGTTATACTATTACCACCAGTAATAATATTTGACCCTCCGCCTCCACAAGCTATATATATCTCTCCGTTTTTTAACTCCCCAACATTATTATCAAGCAAATAAAAAGCCTTTTTAAAATTTACTTTGCTATTAAAATTAAAATATTTATCAGTATCTATATTACTATTCTGAACATTTAATTCATAAAATCCTTCGCCTCCATTAAGTTCTCCACCAGCAGTCCCAACACCCCCTCCACCATACTCCCCGCCAACATTACCAAATATATATAGATTGCTTGTGTATCCAACAAAAGTCCTTAAATCATTTGTTATATTAAAGGTGCTTATAGGCGCATTATTACCTGATCCACATCCTCCTATAATATTTGAAGCCATATTACATGAATACGTGTTATATATGACAAAGTTTGATGTAAATATTTTTCGGATTAAATTATTTGGATTTGATGGAAGGAAAGTAGTATAATTAGATGCGATAAAAACATTCGAAGCAATCTGATAGTCAAATATGTTGTTCATAACAGCGCCACCACCATGCGCAATCAGATGCTCGAATGTCGTATCATTTCCTCTTGAAGCAAATTGATAATTACTGCCTATATTAGAATAAAAGCCACTTCCACCTCTTCCTACTGTTATTGTTTTAAGCCCTTTTGATATATATGCATCATTAACATATACTAATTTACCTGCTCCGCCACCATAATTAGAATTCGCACCACAACCACCGCCACCTCCACCGTATGCCATAATATCACAAATAGTTCTGGTATCTTTAAAGTCTACAAGATATTTGCTAAATTTATTTAGATTATATAACTCATTCCTTTCTTCATTTGGTAAAGAATAATTATGTATTTTAAAATCTGATAAGCAAAAATTATAATTAGAAGTATTTGCTATAGATGATATAGTATTACTTATATACTTATTAAAACCAATAGCATATAAGTAGTCATTTAATATACTTACTCTTTCCTTACGAACTCCATTAATATATACGGTACTTTCTATTCCTATTTCGATAGTCTCTTTTTTTTCAATAGTCCAAATCATATGATACCATATGTCTATGTATATATCTGTTATTGTAATAATTGGAGTCTTGGTCTTGTCTACATAGAAGGTTAATGAATTGTTGAAATAGCTGATGTTTAATTTACGCAAATCTAAAGTATTAGCATTATTAAAATCTATAATTGTTATCTCGCTTTCATTTAAGTTTATTTTTAGCCAGAAACTGATTGTTAAACCCCAGTTACTGTATGATCTAAATATATTATTAATATCAAAGTCTCTTTCAAAATTGCAATAGGTTGGTACTTCTGATACACAATTTAACTCTAAATATGTTGTATCTAAAGGCAAATACACGACATTTCGCATGGATATGCTTGCTGGACTTATTTTTATGTCACCGTATAATTCTAAATTTGTTAATGAATCCTGCGGATATCCTAAATATCCGCTATTCTTTACTCTTCGTATACCTTGATTTACGCTACCTACCTCATAATTTATTAGTATATTACTGGTTATCACTATGCCATCACCGCTGTCTCTAATTATCACACCACCATCGCTGGTATGATCTATAAACTTATACCATATAGGCAATATTCTCCTTGTTTGATTATCTCTATCAAATGTTGTTCCTACCAAGGGATTATATGTAAACTTACATACAGTATAGTCGCTACCAGGTATTGATAATATGGGCGGTATATAACTATTGATTATTGGAGGAGTAATATAGATAATTTCAGGT